TTTCCAGCCGCATCTTGTGTCAGAGACTTTCTGGCCGTATCGAGGATGGCAGCTTCTTCGCTTTGTGCAGCCCGTGCAGACTGCCCAGCCTCATCGAACCGCTCCTTGCCTGCAGGACTAAGCACCTCTCCAGCAGCTTTTTCCTGCTGCTGCGGGTAGCTTTCTCCAGGTGTCAGGCGCTCAGTGCGCGGTGTCGGCACAAAATAGTCGCTACCTTTGTCTGATATAACACCCAAACGATTGAGCAGCTTGAAAATGCCGCTGCCAGCGCCAGCCACTTGCTGGTACTTCGGTTTCAGCACGCCGCCTGTCTGCGATGCCTGCTGCGCCTGGTCTGCTGCGTTAACTGGTACGTTCATTATCTGCCCAATAAAAAAGGGCGCTCGAAAGCGCCCTTGCTGGATTTATTTGGTTTGGCGTTAGTTGACTACTGAGTCATCAACGCGAACTTTTGCTTCCGACAGCTTTTTCAAGACCGCCGTTAGGTCTGTTGGCTCAGATACATTCGCGTGGACATCATAATCTAAATGCCGGTTTGGCCCGGTGCCGTGATCGGAAACCCTAAATTCAGTGACAATTTGACGCTTTGACTTTTCTGGTCGGTATCTGATGGCGACGTAGGCACTCTTTCCAGCCGCGCTGCCGCCATGCCTTACTTCTACAGACGCCCCAGGAAGAACGCTTCGTACTGCCGTGGCTATATCTTCCGCTCGCCCTCTGACATCCGGGTTATCAAAGACCGTAGTTTGTTTTGTCACTTCTTTTTTTTTTACTTCTTTGCCTTTGCCTTTGCCTTTGGCTTTTGCTTCGGCTTTTGAGAGGCCTTCTTCGAAGATGGTTTCAAGTTCGCCCCGTATACTATCGAAGTCGGTGCCACTGCGTGTGACGCCGAGGTCTGCCAACCGTGCCAGGTAAGTTCTCCCATCGGGTGTTTTCCTCCAATCATTTATCGCCTTGGTAATCCGTGCTTCGTAGCCAAAAACGTCTACCTTGTACTTAGACTTCTTGACAACATCTGTCAATGTTCCCTGGACTAAACCAAGAACCTTTTCGCCGGTTTTCTTTCCGCCCTTATCCACTAGAATACGAATGCCGTGACGGCCATCCGCCAAAGTGAATGGGTGATACCCACCGATCAAGCCAGTATCGTCAGCGCCGACCACTTCATCCCAGAACGCCTTTTGAGATTCAACCTTGGTCAGTATCTTTCCACCGGGCTTTTCTACAAAGTCTATAGCAAATCCTTTAGGCGTCTTGGTCATGCCCTTGACGCTGTTAGACCATACCTCTGTCTGCTGTAATAGGTAGCCAATGGTATTAGCGGCAATCTCCGCGCCTTCCCCGGTAGACAGTGCCTGAGCTACGGCTGCTGCGTTCTGGGCCTGCTCACCCTCAAAAGTCCAGCCGCCTGTACCATGCACAACGCCGCGAACATCTATGCCAGCTACTTCTGATGCTACTTCTGCCGCCCGGTCGGCAATCGGTTTTGTTATCGCCGCCTGGTCAGCTAGGCTTAATTCATAGAACCGCGCGCTGAACTTTTGATCCCACGGCGATCCAACGCCGGGCGCTGCTTCATAACTGATCCTGCGAGTTGATCTCTCCAAGGCGGTCGCAACGTCATCAGCCTGGCCAGCTGTTAACTTGGTCATCGCCATCCAGCCGACCGCCTGTACTTCACTCGGCTTCCAATCGCTACGCCCCTGCCAATTATTTTTATTTAAGTGAGCTGTAAGATCGCGGCCAAACTGCGCCCTGTTTTCGTATTTTGTACCAGCAATAGAGTCAGAGAAGTCCCTGCCAAGATCAGCCAGGTCATCTTCTTTGTAGCCCAACCGGCGCAGATGGTTAACAAGCACGTCATCTACAAGGCCCGTATCCCTGGCGGTATGGATATCGACAACAAACGGTTCGCCACCAGCAGCATCGTCACCCATCCAAGACCGCGTAGACTTGCCTTCGCCGCTGTCTACAAAGTCGCTTATCTTTTGCCCTACGCCGCCTTCAATCTGCTTTCCTTGAATAACAGACTGTGCAGCAGCTGTCGGATTGGGCATGCCGCCAGCGCGCATC